ATGGATTGTAGTGGGAGTGATTGCCGCTGCCTTCGTATATGTATTTTCGATCGCTGCGGTTTATGGAATCTTTATGAGAGAAGCACTCGCGACAGGGAAGGACTCGTACCGTATGATTGGATATGGTGCAATGGTTGTCTCAGTTATTATTCCGTATTCTGGGTATGTCATCATGCTTTTCTGGTTTGGAATGAAGTCGTTCGTTAAGGAATTCGTCAGTTAGTAGTATAATAGGATGCTCGAACTTCGATGGGTCGTCGCAGGTATTATCACTGGATTGTTGCTTTCAACGATTGTGATCCCGCCCAACCGTAAAAAGAAGGCAGTTCCCCAGCCACACGATTCAAGTGTCTATCATACCGACACTGGATGTGTACGCTTCGAGGCAACCGAGGTCCCCTGTGTGCAACAGCCCGACTCTCTCAATCTTCTAGCGACTAAGTAATGATCAAGTTATTGGAGGTTTTCCAAAAAGGCGCACCCTTCTTTTCATTCATTATTGGACTCGGAATCTCTGCAATCCTCTTCCATCGGAACTATGTTACCGTGCAGACGTTAGCCATTCCGATAAAGGATGCAGTAGACAAGGTTGTCAAGGTAGATGGAAAATGTTATCGATATCGCGTGGAAGACTCTAATTGTGAAAACACGTCTTAGGAGTAAACAATGGATGACGCAACCTCTCTCGATGCCTTGTTGCCCAGTCCTCAGGGTCCTCAGTCTCAGCCCCCATTGATGCCGTTGCCGAGTATGTCATCGCCTGGGCATTCACCGATGGCACCCTCCTTCAAGCCGTCTCTCCCTGCAATGCGATGGATGGTCGGTCATGCCAGTCTGTATATTTCGTTCTTTTTGGCGGCAGTGATCATTTCGTTATCAACACCTCGAAACCTTCTGCTACAGTACGTGCCCAATGCTTATACGGGGGCAGGTGTCGTCAGCTGGACGGGAGCTGGTGTTCTCGGTGTTTCAGCCGTTGTTATCGCTCATCTGCTGAACGGCTTCCTGTCTAGCTTTCTCGGTTAACAATCCCTTGAAGATCTGAGTATATCGTAGTATATTGATTTCATTCTCTTTCTTGGTGGCATTGATTGGATTTTTCGTAAGCCATACCATCATGTGCCTTGTCTTTTCGATCTCTGCGTCGAGAGCTCCATTCCCGACAACCTCTGCGACAAACAGTGTAATATCTGTATCTCGGAAAGCCATTCCAAACGTAATTGTTGATATCAGCGATTTCGTTTTTTATAGACTTACAAACTAGGAGAATGAGAGTATAAGGATGTCGATTATTTCTCGACTTGTTCTACCCGATTATCTTCGGCAGGATCCTGCATGGATGTACCCTCGTATCCTAGTCGGTGCTGGGGGAACACTCACCCATTCATTTCAAGCCAAGTACAATATCACTCACGTCATCAACTGTGCAGACGACGATATGTCTCCTCCGTGGTTCCGAGCTCGATACCCCAACAACTATACTGTATTGAATGCGATCGATTCAGTGCGCGTGAACATTCTTAGTTGGTATCCCAAGTTCGAAGAGACACTTCGTACATATCTGCGCGAGGGAACTGGAACTGTCTATGTTCATTGTCATGCTGGGATGAATCGATCAGGATTCTTGGCATTGGCATACGTGTGTAGGAACATGGGACTGGATGTAGATGCATTGACCAAGGCGTCTCGTAGACAGCGACCCTGCATCCTTCAGAATCCAGTCTTCATGGACCAGGTGAAAGAGTTCATAAATGGACGTGTTCAAAGTGAGAAAGCTGAGGGAGTCTACAACGGCACTGACAGCGACAGGGACATTGGACTCGCTACATCAAGAGATGGTCCAGACCCTTCGAGAGTCTAAAACCATGCAAGGATCTCTGCGCGAAGAGTCCGACAGTCTACTCCTCGAAATATCTGGATTGTATGCGAAGAATGATATTACCGAGATTGTTCGTGCAAATCAGCTTCAGGCACGTGTCCGCGAGATTGAGGAGGAACTGGAACATGCACATCCAGTTCAGGAGTACTATCTCAAGAACATGGACTTGCTCGACGAGTACTATAAGAAACAGGACAATGCAACCTCTGCACCGTCGATGGCCCCAAAAGATGCCAATACATTTATGCGGTATTTCGCTGCAGGTGCATCGGATGTGTCAGGTCCCAGTCGTAAACAGATGTTTGACGAGTACGTTCAGCGTATGAAGCTGTCGGCGGGACCTGAAACGATTCAACTCTTGACGGAGCATTGTCTCACGTGCAATGTGGCACGAGAGGAGATTAGTTCAGAGGGCATTCTGGTATGTCCCAAATGTGGATCGGAGGAGTATGCATTGGTCGTGAGTGATTTCCCCAGCTTCCGTGATCCTCCCAAGGAGAGGAATAACTATGCATACAAAAAGATCAATCATCTGAATGAGATCCTGAACCAGTTTCAGGCGAAGGAGAGCACCATTATTCCCGAAGATGTCATGAACGAGGTCATTCTTGAAATCAGGAAACGTCGGATTGCGAACATTGCAGATTTGACGGAGGAGGATATTCGTCAGATTTTAAAGAAGCTCAACAGATCTAAGTACTATGAACATCGGGCGCACATCCTCTCACGACTCAATGGCAATCCACCTCCGACTATTACTCCAGAAATTGAGGAAAAGATTCGAGCCATGTTCCAAGACATTCAGGCTCCTTTTCTGCTGTACTGCCCGAACGACCGCACCAATTTCCTCAGCTACAGCTACATCCTATACAAGTTCTTCGAGCTCCTCGAACTTGACGAGTACAAAGTGTTCTTCCCGCTACTCAAAAGTCGAGACCGTCTGATTGCACATGATCAGATCTGGAAGAAGATCACCGACTACTTGAACTGGGAGTTCATTCAGAGTGTTTAGTGCAAATATTCAGTATACATAAATGCAGACGCTTGTTGCGCACTTTGAGGATCCACAAACTCCCGAAGAAGCGTCGGACTTGTTAGGAACACCTGCAACCCAATTGTCGGATGCTGACATCCGATCTCTTTTCAAGGGTGACCCCGATTCAGCGAACTGGTATGGGTCAGTCTTCTCAATCACAGTGCCCAAGGAGGATGCACAAGAGCGTCTTACGTCGAACATATTTGAATCGACGGGAGAAGGATATGAAGATCTCGGAGAAGATGGCTTCACGCGCGTCTATTACAAGGTAATGCCAAGTGGATTCGTGCCTGGAGGTCCTGCAGCGGCTGCAGGCAGAAAGCGTCGTGCCAAGAAAACACTGCGCAAGAAGCGGAAACTTACTCGAAAGTCACGGAAGCGGGCTTAAGCTCTATCACGCTCCAACCACCACCTCGTTCTGGCTTCCCGTATACATCGCATAATAGCTTCCGCAGATTAATCACAGCTCCATTCGTAAATCCATTGTTCTTCTTCCATTTGGTAAAAACATCTGCAATCGTATCCCAATTCAGTTCAACTGAACTACTCGAAGGATAGATGTACTCATTCAAAAAGAGATTCAGAACCTCCTCACCCGTCAACTTCTCGATTGGTTCAGGTTTGGGAGTATTGCTACCTTCCATCAGTTCGAACAACATCTTTACCATCTCAAGTCCCACACGGAAAAACTCCTTTCGTGGATTGACACGATCCTTCTCAAGGATCTTGTGAATCAACTTTTCCTTGTGATTCGGTTCACTTACAAACTTTGCAACTTCAATCGCATAGTCTGTTGGCGGACCCCACGTTCCAGAGGAGTTGGCTTCTTGTAGTCGTTCTTCCATCGCACGTTCAGTGTATCCGATCTTCAATATTCCAGGCATAGATGGGTTGCTAAGGCAATATACGTAACCAAAGCTCATTAAGATTGTAAGCGAATGACTTGTAAGTGATTTAGATCTCGTCTGCAGGCTCATACATACCGTACTCATCGTCTACCAGCATCAGACGACTGAGCTCATCAAACTCGTCAGGTGTAATGTAACATCCATTTCCAACATCAATCAGAAGGCTAGGATGGAGAGGCAGAGGTGTCCCAGGACGCTTCGGTAGCGTGTGGATGGATCCAGCGTCACTTACGATCGTGTCTACATCTTCGTTCATTTCCATCGCCTCAAGTTGTTCATTCAGTTCATCCCACATTTGACCCAGCAGTTGCTGATCCGAATGTGGCAGTGTGTCGTCACTCAGCTGACGCTCAATCTCTGCGATCTGTTCAATAATGTCTTCCATTTTGTCTAGGGGGGAGTTGTTAGCTCTTTGGAGCATACGAATCCGTTTTTACTGGCGGAGAAGGCCGTGCTGGACGAACTTGTGCACCAGCGCGAACACCACGGCGTGCGTCATCAGCTGGGTCTGGGAGCTGGCCCCAGGGGGGAGGGACACCAGCACACCAGGGGACAGGACGTAGAAGAGGATCGCGGTCGAGAGAAGATATGCCCACATTTTGTTTTAACCGCAGATTATTTCGTATCCCCGAAAATCCGCCTGAAGACATAGATGAGTTTGTCGTCCAGTGTATCCATGAAGATAAACACGGCATAGACGAACATCATCTGACCCCCAAACGATTCTACATACCCCTCGAGCGGCCCCGAGATAGGAAGGATTGGGATCCAGATATGCACAAAGTATGTCAACCAGAACGCGATGACGATAATCGCAGAGGTCTCGGCAGACACATCTACTACCTGTTGCCAGATAGGGCGCTTCTTCCAGTCCTCGTCATAGTCGGGGAAGAGGTGGGCGAGACCATAGGAGACGGCAGCACCTAGAAACACGTAGAATACCGCAACACATACCAAGTTGATAGTCAGGTTTAACATCTGCCCCTTGACGGATGGAATGTGGTTCAAACCAACGTTCTTCTTCATTGTTACATGTCGGGAAAGTCCATCAGGCACGGCCCGTCGGAACGATAACCACCCTTGCAGTTCTTGCTTACGAAGTTCTCCTTCACGTCACCATACGAAGGCGGAACAGAGGCTGCACCCGAACCAGGCCAACTGTGGAAGGACGGGGGCAACCATTCTGCCCACGTAGGCGACCATGGCTTGGGCGCCTTGACATCAAACCCCTCCTTGGAAAACACTGCAGACGGACCACCCTTGGCACCTGGGGTACACTTATCGGGGCCCGATACACATCCTACACCCGCGCAATAGATCTGAGATCCAGGGCAACCTCCGATGGCACCAACATTCCAGTTCACAAGTCCAATAACAACGACAACGGCTAGAAGAAACCACGTCCAACGAGGGATTCGCATTTGTCATTGCTCAATACTACTTCTTCTGGACACGTCGCTTTCTACGGAGAGTCTTTCGCTTCTTGGAACCTGCCTTCGACTTGCGGGATTTGCGACCAGCCTTCTTTACTTCAGGTTTGTAGTTGTAAAGACCAGTGTAGATTGTCCCGTCCTCACCCATTTTATTCTACTCCAACATTCTTCTTATGAGGACACGTACTGCAACTCGGTGTAGGACTTAACCGCGAGTTCCACATGTACATGAAAAACACAACTAACGAAAGGAGAAGTAACCAGAACCACATTTGTATGTTATCAATATTTAGAGCTTCTCGTGAAGACGCAGAAATCCATCACCGTTGCGCACGATGCGATGCCTGTACACAGAATCCTCGTAGACCACCATGGAGTCAATCTCTGGATTCGTGATGAGTCGCTTCTCCGCCTTTTTCCATTTGATCTCCATCAACCCATCTGTCATCATGGACTGAAAGTACGTGCAGGAGCCACTCGATTCATACGCACAGTTTGTGCAAAACTTGTCGCTACATCCCACGCAGATAGCCAGACCGTGAAAGGAATGTGGACGATAGACGTCGTCTGTTTTACATCTCGGACATGGCTCCATAAACTCGGCGCGATTGTTATCGCATGTTGAACATTCTCCCTTTTCACGTGATTGACATGACCCACAGTGGGTGAATCCTATAGTAGCCATTCCTTTAACAGGACAAGTGCATGAAAAATACGTTTTAATCATCCGTCAAGTTATCAGTTACATAGAAACGAATAATATAGGTAACTGAATGGGTATTCCATATTACGTTGCATCCCTTCTAAAGACCCATAAACATATCCAAACAAAGTGTGGAAATGCTCCGTTAAAAGTTGATGTTCTTGGCATTGATTTCAACTGCTTCATCCATACCTATTTGAAGGCAGAGAACCCGATTGGCAGTATTGTTATTGCATTGCACGAGTTATTGACGATGACAGTTCATGCGAACAATGTCTATATTGCGTTCGATGGATTGGTACCCTATGGAAAGATTGTCCAGCAACGCTATCGTCGTATGCGAAAGGGTGAGGTAGAAGGATTTGACAAGCATCAGATCTCTCCTGGAACTCCCTTTATGAAGGATCTGGCCGATACGCTTCGGTTCATGTACCCCGAGTATGTCATTTCCGATACACTGGAACCAGGTGAGGGAGAGCACAAGATCTTCACATGGTTGCGCACGATACCCGATTCGGCACGACGGAACATTTGCATCTATGGATTGGATGCCGATTTGGTATTGATTTCATTGGCTCAGAATCATCTTGGCAAGATTGAACTCTTGCGCGAGTTGCCAAACGGTGGATTCAGTACTCTTTCCGTCAACGCATTGGCATCTGTTCTTCCGATTGAAAAGGACATCTTCGTTCAGATGAGCATCATGTCCTTTGGGAATGATTTTATGCCAAACCTAGCCATGTTTAGTCTGCGAGAAGATGGATATGCACGTGGTCTATTTTATGCAACACGAGACGATGCACATGCGGCTGAACTGAAGACACTCCTCAAACGAGCCAAGGAGCATGATCGTAGAATCTTGGCAGTCGATGGACGTGCACTAGAATCACGATTTGGGTGTCAGTTGATGGATGGCGTGATTAACTGGGAGCCTGTCTGTTATGCCTTCTGGAAGACATATGAGTGGACGTATCACTATTTTACAACATCCGAGGTGCTTGATTGGGAATGGTATTATCCATATGCAGAAGCTCCACTCCTTTCAACGATTGAGGAGTTTGAGAGACCCAAGACATTTGTATGGGAGCATCCTACACCCATTCTAACTGTGGAAGACCAACTGCGGTTCATCCTTCCAGCTCACAGTCTGAAGAAGGCAGGNTTGGAGCCGATCTATCCCGATGAACTCTACGATGAGGCAACGGAGACGAGACATCCTTGGATGAAACGCTTTGCATGGGAATGCGATCCTTGGATTTCTCTTCCTCGTGGAACACTTACCTCCGTAACCCGATTCGTCCCCCAACAATCCTAAACCCTCCAGCAGTGGCCTGATTGATACGCGGGAAGATCGGACGTGCTATCTGAGGCTCGTTCTCAAGAGCGTCGCGTGGGAGAACAACAACGTCTGCACCAAGTTCGACCGCAAAGCTGGTATCCTTTCCAGTTATATATTCATTCTCGATCTTGCGCATCTGAACGAGTTTCTTCATTGCAACCATCCCTGATACATCTCGCATAATGTTCCAATGACGAGTGATGTGGTTGATATAGGCGACTCGATAGTTCAATGCACTTCGTGTCTTGATATTGTTCCTCAATGTTTCCATACATGCAGCAAGAGTCATTTGAAGGGGTTTGTTGAGTCGTCTGTTCACTGCATTGTGTGCTCGAAACGAGAACATTGAAAACTCCTGTCGAGAGGCTAACATGTTTGGGAACTGGGCTCGGTAGGATGCCAACATAGTTGTGAAATGATCCCTGCAGTTTGGGCATGTGATTGTATCACGAAAGAGATCTAACCAGGTGTACATGAGCTCTTTCTCGGCGGACGTTGGTGATTCTGAATACGACGTTGCAACGGAGTGGAGTGTCATCCACCCTAATGGACCCCATATGGCTGTCATTGTTTAGCCTTGAGAAAGCATCCCAGCTTCTTGGGCGTCCTCGTAAATCTTACGAACCAGCTTCTCGGGACTGTTATCGCGAATCGGCATTCCAGCCTTTCGGAGAGTCTGTCGAATCTTCTGGATTGGGAGCTTCCGTGCATCGTCGGAAATCTTGGCTCGGCGGGTCCGCGCTCCCTTTTCTGTTAGAATCCGTAGGCTCGACGACTTCCGAGTGGGAGGTGCCTTGGCGGGGTCTGCGACAGCTTCAAATCGAGGCTTCGCACGTGCCGTCTTACCGCCCTTGAGAATGCCGTACTTGGGCTTCTTCTCTACCTTGGCGTGTTTGGATTTACGACCCGCCTTGATCGGTGCAACCTCCTTTCGAGGGACTCCATCTTCCATCTTTACGATTTTGACCTCACTCATACTCTTATTTCAAAACGGACAAACGTTATTTACAGCGATACTGTGGCATAGTATCACCATGGCAGAGTGGGAAGCAGTTAAGGCACATTTTGCAAATGGCGTCCGCCGTCTTGTTGATCATCAGGTTGACTCGTACGAGGACTTTGTCCGCAACAAGTTACCTCTCATCATTCAGTCGACAGCCCCCATCACGGTGTGGCACGAGCAGGATCCCATTATCAAGAAGTACAAGTATGAGTTCAAGTTGAGTTTCGAGAAGGTCACATACATGAAGCCTCGCATTCAGGAGGCGACGGGTCGTGTCAAGCCAATGCTTCCCATGGAGGCACGTGTTCGCAACTTCACCTATGCTGCACAGATGTTCGCCGACGTTCGGTTCACGGCTCGAACGTACAAGGGCGAGGCACTCGATACCTACGATGAGGAGTTCCGAATCTTCGAGGGAATCTCCTTGGGCAAGTTGCCCGTCATGCTTGGCTCCTCCCTGTGCCTTCTCAAGGATTACCCACTGTCCCTCGAGCAATACGGTGAGTGTGCCCACGATCCTCTCGGATACTTCATCATCCATGGATCGGAGCGGACCATTCTGTGCCAGGAGAAGGTTGCAGACAATCGTATCATGGTCTTCCAGAGCAAGAAGACGTCCAGCAAGTATACGTACTCGGGCGAGATGAAGTCTCTTCACGAGAGCTTCACGATGCCTCCCAAGAAGCTCGAGATCCGCCTCTCTTCCAAGTTCAACGGATTCGGATACCCTCTGTTGGCCTGTGTGCCTCGGTTCAAGGAGGACATGCCTGTGATGGTGTACTTCCGAGCCTTGGGTGTGACGAAGGATCGCGACATTGCCAAGCTGGTGTGGGGATCTCTNGAGGATGGCCATGTAGACCTACTGGGTGCATCCTTCCGCGACTGTGCAGAGCTGAATGTCTTTACGCAGGAGGAGGCCATCTCTTACTTGTCCAATCATCTGCAGTACGGGACCAACCAGGAGGACAAGTGTGCCTATGTTCGTCAGCTGTTGGGAAGCGAGTATCTCCCTCACGTCCGATTTGCAGGTGAGACTGTACTCCCCACAGTCCACAACGCGAGGAAGTGTATGTTGACCGCCTCGATGGTTCGCCGTGTGTTGCTCACCTCTCAGAAGCAGGTTCCTCTGGACGATCGTGATGCATATCCCAACAAGCGAGTTGTCACGACAGGTGCTCTGCTCACGCATCTGTTCCGCCAGTTGTTCCAGAAGGTGTGCAATGACACCCGAAATGAGTTTGTTCAGGAGGTGAACAATGACAGCTGGAAGAAGGGTGAGGCTCCTCGACCGATGGAGATTCTCAACATCAACAATCTCTACAAGATTCTCAAGCTCAGCACGATTGAGGGCAAGTTGAAGCAGGCACTTGCGACAGGAAACTTCACTGTTCAGGGTCTTGGAACGTCCAGTTCGACGTCGCTGTCGAATGCGACCAAGGTTGGAGTCTCACAGGTTCTGGCTCGAATGTCGTACACAAGCACCCTCAGCCATCTGCGACGTATCCAGACTCCTGTGGAGAAGTCGGGCAAGTTGCTGGCTCCTCGTAAGCTTCACGGAACATCGTGGGGNTTCGTGTGTCCCGTTGAGACTCCCGAGGGTCATTCGGTGGGTATCGTGAAGAACATGAGTTTGCTCACCTCTGTGACCCAGCACGTGCCGTCCAACACGGTGCTCCACTTCCTTCAGGACGGTGGAAATCTAGAGTGGATTGACACTCCTCGTGTCTACCAGGGAACTGCAGTGACACTCAACGGTGTGATTATCGGATACACGAGCGATCCCAAGGGTCTCACAGACAAGCTTCGTGCAGCCAAGCACAGCTTCCGTCTTCACCCGCACATCTCGATTGCATGGTATACGCTGACGAATACGATCATCGTTGAGACGGACAGTGGACGATTGGTCCGACCTGTCTTCCGAGCAGGACTCCCATGGGCTGAGAAGGGTTCTGATTGGACTGGCTGGATGAAGTCATGCATTGAGTACATTGATGCATCCGAGACCGAGACATTGCGGATTGCACTTCGAAAGGAGGATATGACTCCTCAGCACACTCACCACGAGATTCATCCGAGTCTGATTGTGGGTCACATGGCGAGTAGTATTCCGTTGAGCGACCACAACCAGTCTCCTCGTAACACCTATCAGTCGGCGATGGGCAAGCAGGCAATGTGCATCTATGCGGGGAACTATGCGAAGCGACTTGACAAGAACGGTTACATCCTGTGCTCTCTGACCCGCCCGATTGTAGAGACTCGTTCGATGAACATTCTGAAGATGCACGAGATGCCATATGGCATGAATGCGATTGTTGCGATTGCCTGTTATGGCGGATACAACCAGGAGGATTCGATCATCATGAACCGATCTGCGGTGAATCGTGGTCTGTTTCGTGGACTGTACTATACGATGTACAAGGATGAGGAGCATCGAAATGTCACCTCGGGCCGAGAGGAGAAGTTCATGAAGCCGATGAAGCACAATACGCGCAAGTTCAAGAATACCAGCTATGCGTCCGTTGCCGACAATGGTATCCCGATTCTGAATGCAACCCTTCAGGAGAATGACGTCATCATTGGAAAGGTCGTGAATCTCCGCAACGATGCCGCAGGGTATGCGTACCGAGATGCATCGACCACCCACAAGAACACAGAGGCGTGCCGAATCGACGGAGTTTGGCAGGACAAGAACTCGGATGGATATCCGTTCGTCAAGGTCCGAGTTGTGAGTGAACGAGTTCCGCAGGTGGGAGACAAGTTCAGTTCTCGCCACGGGCAAAAGGGAACTGTTGGAATGTTGTTGAATGAGGAAGACATGCCCTTCACGGGGTCAGGACTTCGACCCGACTTGATCATGAATCCTCACGCAGTGCCATCCCGAATGACGATTGCACAGCTGATGGAGAACATCTTCGGCAAGATTGGTGTGCAGAAGGGAACGTTGGGTGATGGAACGCCGTACAGTCATCTGAAGGTTGAGCAGTTGAAGGCTCACATGATGGAGTTGGGATACCATCCGTATGGAAATGAGATTCTGTACAATGGTCAGACGGGTGAGATGATGCAGGCTGAGATCTTCATGGGTCCGACCTTCTATCAGAGGTTGAAGCACATGGTGATTGACAAGAAGCACAGCCGTGGTCGTGGGCCGATTGTATCACTGACTCGTCAGCCTTGTGAGGGCAGGTCTCGCGATGGAGGGTTGCGTGTGGGTGAGATGGAGAGGGACTGCTTACTGAGCCACGGAGCCGCGGCATTCACGAAGGAGCGTTTGATGGATGTGTCGGATCCGTTCCCAACGGGTATCTGTAAGACGTGTGGAACTCTAGCGGTGATGAATGAGGAGGAATCGATCTACTCGTGCGGAACGTGTGGCAACAAGACCGAGTTCATCAACAAGACCATTCCCTATGCGATGAAGTTGTGGATGCAGGAGTTGGAGGCGATGCACATTACTCCGAAGATGATTCTGGGGTAGGCTCAACCACGGGCTCAACCACGGGCTCGGGAGTCTCCTCTACGCGTGTCTCTACGACCTCAACGACTGACGTAGATAGGGTCACATCCTCCACAGACACGCTGGGCAATAAAAAAGGCACTTCGACGGGCTGAACCGTAACAGGTGCAGGGGCGGGTGCAGACTGGCTCGCAGCTACAACT